AAGCCGGGCCAAGCTATTCCCGATCCTAAACTGCTACGGGTGTGGGCTGAGGAGGTATGTGATGCCATTCTCGCCGATTCTGAGTATCCAGACGGTCACGGCTGGCGCATGCTGGCTGAGTACTGCACTGACCTGATCCGTACCCATGTGCTCGAGGCAGCCAATGTTTAACGCATTGTCTCGCTGGCTCGATCGACTGCTGACATCGCCCGGCGTGGCAGATGTCTACGGCGGCACTCCTCGATCTCCGAGATGGTCAGCGGTAAGGCGCAAGCACCTCGAGGCGCAGCAGAAATGCGAAGCCTGCGACCGTGTCACCTCGCTCGAGGTACACCATGTGATGCCCTATCACCTGTATCCTGAGCTCGAGTTATCGCCCGGCAATCTCATGACGTTGTGCGAGGATTGCCATTTCATTTTTGGCCACTACAGCGACTGGCGCAGCCACAATCCGCTGGTGAGAGTCGATGCTGCGGCATGGCTCGAGAGAGTACGATCACGACCACAGGGGTGAGTTATGCTGCCAAAGATCAGTTGCCTATGCCCAACATATGGCAGGCCTCGCCAGCTCGAGCATGCTATCGAGTCGTTTCTACGGCAGGATTACGCAGGCGAGAAAGAGCTGATAATCCTTAACGATTACGGCGATCAGACGCTGATCTACGATCACCCGCAGGTCAAGATCTACAACGTGTCAGATCAGATTCGCCCGCTCGGCGCAAAGTTCAACGCGACTGCATCGCTCGCCACCGGCGACTTATTAGCGATCTGGGAAGATGATGACATCTATCTGCCGTGGCGGCTGAGCTACAGCGTCGAGCATCTCGACAGTAATCGCATCTATCACACAGCTAGTGCGTGGTTCGAGGAGGACACGCACAAGCTCACGCCAAGCCGCAATCTCTACCATTGCAACCTGATGATGAGTCGTGAGGTATTTGACTCAATCGGCAGGTACAGCGAGGTCAGAGATAGCGGATCAATAGACGTTCTGCTATTTGATGAGTTGCGCAAGAAATACGGCACCATCACGCAGGAGATCGAGGACAAGGATCGGTTCTATATTTATCGTTGGGGCACCAGCGGCGGCTATCACGCTAGCGGCTGGAGCACCAATATCGTGTCTGAGATGGCCGCCAATCATTTACGGCAGCACAACACCACACGCGGCATCGTCGAGCTGGTGCCGCACTGGCCGTACGAGTACACGGACTACCTTCCGGTGCAGAGATGACCATCATGTCGATACTGACCGAGTATGCCCGTGTACGGGACACGCCGAGCGACATCAACCAGCATCTCAGCATCCTGCGCGACTATGCTTGGAATCAGGAGCACATCACCGAGATGGGCGTGCGTGGCGTGATCTCCACGTGGGCTCTGCTGGCGGGGCTGCCTCAGCGCATGATCAGCTATGACATCGTGCATGTGGACACGAGCCTCGTGGCTGAGCACGCGGCATCCGCTGGCATAGAGTATGAGTTTCGCCGGGCCGATGTGCTGACGATGAGTGTGATCGAGGAGACCGATCTGCTGTTCATTGACACGTTGCACACCTACGCTCAGCTCCGCGGCGAGCTGGCCAAGCACGCTGATCGTATAAGAAAAAATGGTGTGATTATCTTACATGACACCGTGACCTACGGGCATCAAGATGAGCCTATCTACCCTCATGCCTCGCCACTAGCTAGGCCGACCTATGCTGGCAAGGCAGGGCTGCTGATGGCTATTGACGAGTTCATCGATGCCAATAATAAATGGCGGATCGAGCTGATCCGCCAAAACAACAATGGTCTGACCGTGCTGCGTCGAGATTAAGTATCTAGGAGATTCTGCGTCTCGGTATCCATGACTTCGCAGTGTAGGTCGTAGAGCGTGAGCATCTCATGCGCAAGGCTGAGCGCCTCATCCTTATCCGCCATGGTCGTGATGGTGGTGTATCGACCCTCGCCCTTGGTCTCGAGACTAGGTACCAGTAGAGCATAACGATGCTCATGCTCAGTGCCGTCATCCATCGAATAACGAAATAACCGATTGAGTAGCCTCCTGATTTCCTTCTGGTATGCGCTGATCTGCTTGTGAAGCACATCCACGACATCGACTCCCTTGTTGATTTGCCCGATGTGGCGCTCGAGTTTGGTAACTCGCTGCTGCGACTCGATCAGTAGCTGTAGGTGCGTCATGTGCTGCCCTCGTAGGTATCGATTAGCATATTGATGCACTGCACCGATTTGCGCAGATCCTCGATGCCATTCTTCTCGGTGTGCCGCCACAGATACTTGGCCGCACATCCTGCTAGGTAGGATCGATAGCCAGCGAGGCCAAGGCCTGCCCGCTGCGCGGCAGCACAGTCGATGTTGCTGCCGTCTCGAGGTCGATAGTGATCAGGGCTAATCGGATCGCTCATGATGTCCTCCTCAGCCTAGGATTTCACGCAACAGCCAGACGCACCAGTAGAGAGTCCAGCCAAGGGCCGCGGCGAGCAGCCCAACGCCGCACCAAGCAAGCGTCTCGTCGTATCGTGTCGGTGGTGAGCGCTCATCCATGATCTATGCCTTTCGATGCCAGCTTGGTTAAATGCTTCCAAGGCTCGTTCATAAGGAAGCATACTTTTAACAGGTAAGAATCCGCATCGTTGAGACAAGCAGTGAAGATTTTCAACTGTTTCCCTGCTGAGTTGATTAGCGCGTAAAGGCCATTCGCTGGAACGAAAAACGCCCAATAAATCATTAAGATTACCTACCGAAACTCTTAAACTTGTTGCCATATATTCTAACAATGGCGAACTAAACGGGTCTGATTTAAAACAGAAAATTAATTCTTCTATTTTAATTTTAATGTCAATTAACAATGAAGAATTACAATGAAAACAATCAATGCCTAAAGTTCTTAAAATTTCTATTGCTCTATAAACTTTGCCTTCTTCAATATACGTCGCTATTTGGGCAATACGACGCCCAAATAGCGTATCAGTATTTTGCGCCTTAGACGCTTTGCGTATTGCACGAATTGCTTGTTTGCAACCTACAACACTACCATCATGCCAAAGATTGCAGGCAATAAAGCATTTTCTCAATTGCCGATAAATCAATCGCCTACTTGGCCGTTTAAGTTGATGAGATGGTCGCCCCGCCGCGATCTTCGGCGCCTTTGAGATTGCAATCGCATCGGCTCGATCAATGAGCAGCATCCGGCCGACTGGAGTAGCTTGAAGCCGCCCCTTGGATATAAGCTCGCGTATCCTGCTGCCGCTTACGCCCAGCAGCTCCGCCGCTTCGCCGCTTGTCAGAAAAGATTGTTCGCTCATCGGTACCTCACGCATGCGTACCAGCCATTGCGCCCACGGCTCACGGCAATCTCGATCGGTGTGCGCTGCCCGTAGTAGCAGCAGTTGCGGATCGCCTGCTGCGCACTGACTGTTGAGAAACCGACGCCCTCATAACGATACGACCCGCCACGATGAGCCATGCGTCCCTGGGCCGCGCTCATGTTTGCGCTCTGCTGAGCGCTCTGGCCAAACAATAGAATCGAGCAAATAACATAGATCATCCTAATGCCTCCCTAGCCCAGTCTTGAATCATCTCCGTGCCCATTGCGCGGAGAGTGCAGTTCTTTTTAATGGCTGCCCGTAGTCGAGCAGCAGCCTCAGCCTCATCGAGCAGCCACTGGATGTCCAGCTCGGTCAGCTCTTCGCCAGCGACAAAAGCCTTGTTGATATTCTGCCAGATGCTCATTGATTAATCCTCACGCCGTCATAGCACTCCTCGCAATAGGGTCTCATATTGCCACCAATGTCTGGCAGGCGACCACGCATCAGGGGCAGAGTACCACCACCTCGCGCCAATGTCACTAGGCTAGCGCTCATGGCAGTGCCACACCGGGCACAATCGAGCAACTTGGTGTGCAGTGGCACATGCCATATGCGCCCATCATTGCCGCGCACCTTAGTCGTTATCGGTACAATCTTCATTCCATTTCTCCATTGTGAGGATCATCTCGATCCATGCCATCTCGATCGCCCAGGCATCGCACATTACTGCATTGCTCATCTGTCGTATCCTCCCTGCCAATGGCCCAAGTTTGTGAGAGATGCTCAGGCCAAAACAAAATAGGCTCTCCTGCCTTAGCTGTGCGGTTGAGCTGCGTGCTCAGCTCGCGGGCAACCTCCTCCGTGAGGTTGCTAATCATGGCCCATTGCTTGCCACGATGATCGACCATTACCTGCCATAGAAGGCGCATTCAAATATCTACCTACCATGTATTTGGATATGATGATTGCGACACAAGATCATAAGATCTTCCGGCAATTCTTTGCCATACCGATGATATGTCAAATGATGCGCGTCAAGATCAAGGCAGGACGCGCAACGATTGCCCAGATTGTCAATATGCTCACACATGTTCCGCGCTCTTGTCATCGCCATCGATCTGGCTATCTTGCAGGTCTCTGACGTAAAGTCCTGGTGCTTCATGTGGCATTCCTTTCCTATATCGACTGCGTTTAAGTAAACATGAAATAGTACCATTAGACCAATATGACGCACGACGTTGTTTAGGATTTTCTCTTTTTTCTATTATTTGGTTTGGAATTGCAGATTCAATTAGATTGCGAGCTATCTTATAGCTTACGTATCCGTTGTTATCCAAATAAGTTTGAATTAGTTTTCTGCAAATGTGCCACATATTATAAAGCCTCCAAATTATTTTTGTATGTTTTCAAAGCGTCTATTAATTTTTCACTGTCTTTGATAACCGCTTGTTTTTCTTGGCCATTAAATGGGA